GAGACACCAGCCGTGGCTGGCGCTGGAGGCGCTGCGGTGGCTATAAGCGGAAAAGTTGCGTTAGATCGTTACCGCCAGTATGTTGCGAACATTCGTGCAGCAATTAGCGACATCGTAGCTGATGATGTCAAACGACAACAGGTAATGAGCGCTCCCAAAGAGCAACGTCAGGGTGTGATTGCAACATTGATCCGTCAAACCATTGGTACGCAAGTTGGCACTAGAGCGCCAGAAAGGATTGAAAATGCCCCTAATGAAAGGTAAAAGTGCTAAAACCATCAGCAAGAACATTGGCGAGATGGTTCGTGGCTTCAAGGAATCCGGCAAGATTGGTACGAGTAAGCCTGCAAGCGTGCGTAAAGCTGTCAAGCAGGCTGTGGCGATTGCGTACTCAAAGGCTGGCAAATCGCGTATGAAGCGGGGGAGCAAGCGATGAATTACGACAATGGTGGTAGCAATGACAAGATGAACTCTGGCGTGGAAGAGTTACGCCGGATGAAAGAATCTGCCAAGCAAATGGCAGACAAACGAGGTGGCCCAATGCTAGTAAGCGTTCGGACTACCATGATGCGGCAGAAACGTGACAATCGGAAAATGGAGCGATGAAAAAACAAAAGGGGCTGAATCCAGAACTTGAGCAGGCTATCTATGACCTACTCAAACAAACGATGAATGATTCAACAGCATCACTGACAGACAAGACCAAGGTACTAGACCGGGTGTTAAAGCTGGAGCAGATCAAGCAAAAGATCAGTGACGATGAATGGGGCAAAGGATTTTTCAATCCTGACGATGAAGGAGATGAGTGATGGTTGACGGGGCTGCTATTAGAATTATCAATGTTGCAATGGATATATTGTCACACAAGGCTTTGACGTTTTTGGCGTTGTTGTTTAGCTTTGTGTTGGCTTGTTGGGCGATGGTAGTACCAACATGGGAAAGGATGGCAATGGCAGGTTTCTTTGCTGTCTTTGTTTACTTGCCGTGCATGATCGTTGAAAGGAAATCGCATGAAACTTAACATAAACAAAACTAGCACGACTGTCATGATGTCAGACAATAGTGAGTACAAGGGCAGCGCAGGAGAAGCCTATCGTTCCGCTTCTATCTCTGACACCTATGGTCGTGGCAAGCCTACTCGCACCAATCCTATGGGTTTCATGGGTATGCAGTGCTTCTCTGGTTCTCCTGACCAAAAGAAGTCGCCAACATCAAAGCCGGGCAACGCTGGCGGTAAAAGGATCATCTAATGGGAATCATGGCCTTTACCCCGATGGGGAATGCAGTTTCATTTAATGCTGCTGTTACTCCACCAACACCCGTTCAAGCGGCATCAACCACCATTGGCGGCACACAATATCGCGTGCATAACACTGGTAACGTGGTCGTGTTTATGGGTGTCGGGGCAACGGCTGCGAATGCCACTTCGAGGGCAAATGTTTCGCTGAATGGCTCAACCATTAGCTTGATGCCAAACTCGGTTGAAGTGTTTACCTTCAATGCCAACCAGTATTTTACAGGCGCAACGTCATCCGGCACTGCTGTGGTGACGGTGATTGCCGGGGATGGATCATAATGCTACGAACTGCCGGTGGTCTGACTGTCAATCAAACCACGCAGTTCGGTGGCTATTACGGTTCCTTTTACAGTTCCGAAGACCAGTTTGATGGCGTCAATACACCGACGCTTATGTACTGCGAGACTACCGCAGACAATGCTGGCGTTACGATGGAAACGGGTGACAGTGGCAAGAAGTCACGCATGACCTTTGCCAATGCTGGCACCTATAACATCCAGTTCTCAGCACAGTTACGCAACAGAGGTGGTGGTGGCTCCGGCAACACTGTCAACATTTGGTTCCGATTGAACGGCACAAACATAGGCCATTCAGATACCAAAGTCACTGTGCCTTCTAACGCACCGTATGTGGTGGCTGCTTGGAACTTTATTGTTTCGGTAGCCGCCACGAATTACGTTGAATTGGTTTTCAAAAGCGATAACGCTAACATTGGCTTTGAGCATGAAGATGCAACCGCCAATAGTCCTGCAATTCCTTCCGTCATCATGACTGCACAACAGGTTAGATAAACCAGAGGGGCTGTGCGAGGATGAAATGATTGTTGAAATATCAACAGCAATTGCTCTGATAAAAGGTGCAAAGGCTGCATTTGATGTAGCAAAAGATGCTTTTGATGAAATAAGAGAGTGTGCTGAAGCTGGTAAGTCTGCCAATGAATCGTTGAGCGCTTTAACCAGCTTTTTTTCTGCCGCAGGCAAAGCAGAAGAAGGTATAGCAAAGGCTAAAGAGTTACAGGAAAACCCGCCTGATGATATGCCACAAGACAGTCGTACCGATTACGAAATTGTAATCGACATGATGGTGGCAGAAAGGCAGTTAAAACAGTTCTATGTTGAGTTGCGAGAAATGTTTGTTTATCAATTCCAAGAACCCGGATTGTATGAAGAGTTTTGGAGTCGATTAGAGAAGTTACGGTCTGATCGCAGAGCTAAAGAAACAGAAAAGCGGTTGCAACAAAAAGCAGCGGAGATGGCTGCAAAGCGTAAGAAAAGCCAACAGCTTGATGTGATTTACCAAATCATTGCTGCAATTATCATAGGCATTGTTATTTTTGCATTTGGCTACGGAATGTGGTGGATGCTTCAACAGAAAGGAAGTTTCTAATGTTGCCGTTACTTGCTCCGATTCTTTCTCAGCTTGCTGGCGCTGGTATGCAGAAGGTGGCTGATGCTGTGATGGACAAGGGTTTGGATGCCGTAGAAGACAAACTAGGCATCAAGCTAACGCCAAATGCTGATGGCGTTCTTGATCCTGCCAAACTTGCCGAAGTAGAAGCTGCCGCCATGAAACACAAAGAGTTCATGGCTGAATTGGATCAAAAAGATAGAGATTCAGCAAGAGCAAACCGACTGGCAATCGTGACAAACAAGGATGTTCCTTGGTGGGAAAAAGCTGTCATGCCATTCCTTGCTGTGTTTACAGTAGTTGCGACATTTGTTTTGGTTGGCATACTCTGCTTTGTCAACATTGCTGATTCTCAAGAGCGCATCGTGATCTTTGTGCTTGGCTTTGTGACTGCGGTAGCCGGTCAAGTGTTGAGCTTTTACTTTGGATCGTCGCAAGGTTCCAAAGATAAAACAGAGGCGTTGACGAAATGAAACTGTCTGAGCATTTCACGCTAGAAGAGTTGACGGTAAGCGAAACCGCAGCACGGAAAGGCTTGGATAACACGCCAGATAATGATGCCTTGTTTGACCTAAAGCGGTTGGCTTTGTTTTTAGAAGATGTAAGAACAGCGGTTGGTCGAGGCGTACGTATTAACTCGGCGTATCGTGCGCCAGAGGTAAATGCAAGCGTTGGCGGTAGCAAGACAAGCCAGCATTGCAAAGGGCAGGCAGCAGATATTCGGGTTGCTGGCATGACGCCTGATCAAGTATGTCAAGCAATCATTGCTGCTAAGTTGCCATTTGATCAAGTGATCAGAGAGTTTGATAGTTGGACACACGTTAGCATTGCCCCTAAAGACAAGCAGCCTCGTAAGATGGCGCTGATCATAGACAAGAAGGGAACTCGTCCTTATGCCCCGAAAAAATCCTAGTTTGTCGATAGGCAGGGGCGAGAAGCTACCTGTTAGCAAGGGTGCTGGCCTGACTGCGAAAGGTAGAGCCAAACTAAACCGCGAGACTGGCAGCAATCTAAAGCCTCCTGCGCCTAATCCAAGGACGAAGAAGGATGCAGGCCGCAAGGCTAGTTTCTGTGCGCGTATGGCTGGTGTAGTTCGTAAGGCTAAAGGGCCAGCTACACGGGCAAAGGCATCACTAAGAAGGTGGAACTGCCGATGAGTCATCCAGCGCAAATAGACTTTGTGGCAAATCTGCGGTTTAAGTTTCCAGAATACTTCGTTGGCAAGAATGTGCTGGAAATAGGTAGCCTAAATATCAACGGTTCAATCAGACCACTCTTTGAGAAATGCACCTATGTTGGGGTTGATCTTGGCGAGGGAGCCGACGTTGATGTGGTGGCTAGAGGGGAAGACCTCACCTATCAAAATGATAGCTTTGACGTTGTTGCAAGCTGTGAATGTTTTGAGCATAACCCTGAGTGGGTGGCGACGCTAAAAAACATGATCAGGATGGCGTCAGGTTTGGTATTCTTTAGCTGCGCTACCACTGGACGCAAGGAACATGGAACACCGCGTACAAGTCCTTCTGACGCACCCTTCTGCGGTGATTACTACCGCAATCTAACGGAAGAAGATATACGGAAGGAAATAGACTTGTCAGTATTCAAAATATATCAATTTATAAGTAATGATACGGTTCACGACTTATACTTTTGGGGGATCAAATGAAGACCGGACTATACGCAAACATCAATGCTAAACAGGAAAGAATCAAAGCGGGAAGTGGTGAGCGCATGAGAAAGCCGGGAAGTAAAGGTGCGCCCACCGATGCTGCATTCCGCAAGTCTGCCAAGACTGCACGCAAGACTAAGAGATAAGTTCTGCTGGCCTAGCCTTCCCTTCTAGGCTTTCCCCCGCCTTCCTCTGGCGGGGGTTTTTTACTCACTACCCATCAAGCCGCCTTCAAACAGGTACGTTCCCATGTGACCCATTTGGCACCAAGGCGCTGCATAAATCTTGCCGCCAATCTTGCGCCACTGGTGACAGAAGAAGTAATCCTCTGACAACAAGCGTTTGCTCTTTGGATCAATAGGATCAAGGAAGAAAGCGTAGATTTCCTGCCCTGCCAAGTGTGTCATGTCGCTAACGTAGGTGTCTGTGTGAGGCTTCAATTGCTCAAAGACATCACGCTTGACCAGCATGAAGCCCGTGCCAAGGGCTGATACTTCACACGGCTGATCTACTGGCACCGTAATAGAAGACTCGCCTTCTAGCAGATTGACCACAAAGCTGCCTGTGTGGTTTTGCAAGTTATCTTTGCCATCCAACACAGCTTGCTTAACCATATCCCAATTGATTTCCTTCTTTGGATAGATTCCACCTATGACATCAACATCGGCTTCAAGCATTTTGACTGCATCCTCTGCACGAAACTTGATGTCAGCGTCAATCCAGAATAGGTAATCAGCATCTCCTTGCAGGAATTGGTGCGCCATGTTGCAACGTGCGCGAGTAATCAGGCTTTCATTAAACATAAATGCGCAAGAAGTCTTGTAACCCTTGGCACCTAAGACATTGATCAAGTTAATCAACGACTGAACAAATACACCTGTACATTGGCCTCCGTACATAGGTGTACAGATAAAAATATGTTTCTGCTTTTCCATGTAATCTCCGTAAAGGTGGGGCGTGCCACAGTGACGCTGCGCCCCGCAACGCTCCTAACTACCTTCAGGCGAAGGTTCATCCTGTGGCTGATGGGGGGTTAATTCGTTACCTAACAGAGTCAGCAAGTCGGGAAGTCGGAGCATGGCTAAAGACTTATTGCCATCCTCGCGCATGATCACAAGGGGTATTTGACCTATCTCGCAAGCCTTCTCTGCTTGCTCCATAAAATCATACACTGCAATCTTGCGTCTGCGTTTGCATTCAATGAGATATTTGCCAAGAATTAAGTCACCTTCATCCGACACCTGATACTGCTTCAGGTTCCGTCGAATGCGTATGCCTAGTTGATCAAATATCGCATTGGCGACTTCACGTTCATAGCTTGCGCCACGCTGCCTGTTAAGTTTGCTCATGGTGGGGGTGGGGTACTCGCTGCGTCTGGCTCTATCCTTGACGATGTTAATCATCAAACCAGCATCCGCTTTCCCCCGAAAGAGTTAATAACAGTTTGTGTTGCAGCTAGAACCGTAGCAGCAGGTTGTACAAGTAACACACCTACCTTGATCGCAGTAGGTATTGTAAGTGCAGCTTGCCCAGACCAGTGGTGCGGTAATCGCTAACCATAGCGCAAATAGGTATTTCATGTGACCTCCATTAGAAAGGAATATCGCCATCATCTTTCCGCTTGCTAGGGAAAGGGTTGACATTGCCGGGGCCGGTACTCTCAGGCGGCACCCAAGTGTCTTCTTTGATTGAAATGAGCGCACCCCCTTTCGTGTCCTTAGTCCATGCTGCCAGCTTGATTGTGTCACCCGGTGCGTAGTGTTCAGATACCTTCAGCTCACCACGCCAGTCAGGACTACTCGGCGACTTCTTGTTACGATTGCTCAGTAGTACCCCTGTACCCATCTTGCGTTCAATGTCTGGTCTATCCATGTTGCTTCTCCTTAACTAATGAATAACGTGCTATCTCTTTCTTCCCAACACGCACCGTTTGCGTCACGATGGTGTGTCCATCTTTCCTAAGTTCTTCAATGCGTGCCGCCAGCCGTAGCACACCGTACAGTCTTAGGCTATCAAGGGCTGTAATGCCATCACCTTGCTGCAAGTGATCTAGGATCATGGCTGATTGCCCCTTGCCGCTGGCTGGCTTCAACCCTTTTTTATCTGCTGATCGCAATCCTCCTTCGCCCTTTTGACACCCTTAGTCCATACCTCGAATAGCACTGGCTTCTCAGCTTCAATCATGCCAAGCACAAAGTCATTAGCGCCTTCCAGTGCTGTGATCTTTGCCAGCTTCTCAGCGGCGTTTAGCTTGCCGCTTGCCATGATGCTTGTGACCATATCTAAGTAGCCGTTAACAAACTCATCGTCGTTGGCATGGTAGGCATAGGCTTCAGTCTTTCCCGGCACCATGAAAGCCACGCCTGTCGTCAACTTTGGTGGTGGTGCAGGCACTTCGATAGGTGTTACTGCTTGTGGTGTCACTATCGGAGCTGTACGCGCTTCTGGGATGGTTTCAACTTCAGTTTCATCAAGCATTCCGAGTCCACAATGTGCAAGAACCGACCGCCGTATTGCTTTCGTAGTCGCCTTAAGGATGGCATTAGCCAATCTCTCGCCGACAAGGGTTGAGACATCCACTGCGCCTTGATTTTCTGAAACTCTTCCGTCAGCGCCCGTGCATCGGACGGAGACAATGTAAATTCCATCCACACGTTCCCGATGCGTAATCTGAGTGGAAAGTTTGTGGATCGCACAAAGCTGTTGAGTAGCTCCTGCGTTCGCGTAGAGGATTTGTTTGCCATTGAGTGTGAGTAGGTCAAAGGGTTTAGCGGCAGGATCGAGACCAACTTGGCGGCAGCGGTACAGGTAATAGTCCTGCTTCTGCTGTTCGTTCAATCCTGATAAGTCACCACGCAACACAATGGATGATTGGATAGCAGGATCAAGCACGGCAATTGCCGACTCCCCTGCCATGTTGACTACGTTACTCATGATGACCTCACTTCAAAAGGAATCGGCGGGAACCGGGTTGTTCAACCACAAACTTGTCATACATCTCTGGCATAGCGTTACGGAACAAGTCTTTGGAAAAGGATTTGGTTGGCTTGCTGGCCTTCCAAGTAGCTAGGATTCGACCGTCATAAGTAGCTAATTGACTAGCATCCATCATGTAGCCTTGCACTTTGGCAGCTAGGGCATCTTCCTGCGCTTCTAATACTTTGCGCTGTTCTTTGACAATCTTCAGCATCTCACAAATGTTTTCCAATTCTTGATTGGCTAACAGGCTGTTGCCATTGTCTTGCTTGTAAACAATCTTGGCAGCATCACCCATCGTTTCAGGATCAAAGTTTCTAGCCTTAATCCTGCCCCAAAACTGTGCCATCTCTCTGGCGTGTAAATCCCATTGCTCTTCTGAGAAATGCTGCGGGTAGTGGCAGATTTCCTGACCGCCAAAGCACACCACTAAGACTACGTTAGGGATGCGGTGGACTAAGGATTCATGCAAGCATTGCACCCTGTAGCCGGTGTCAATGTCAGTTGTACCATCATCGCCATACTTCTTACGCTGATGGATACCTAGATTCTTGACCTCATAGAGTGTCTGCCCATCCTCTGAAATGTAATCAAAGTGGCTGGCAAGAAAGCTATGTTGCGGGTGGTATAGAGCGTAGTCAGCATCTTTGAAATTGATGCGTTGTCTGCGTGCAAACTCGCGCATGATGGGTTCTTGCATGACCAAACCCATTTGCACAGCTTCTACGTTGGATAAGTCATCTAACGGTTTAACGCCGATCTTCTCAGCGTAAACCTCACCGCTTCTACCTTCAACGAAACGGCGTGCATCGTTAGACCACAGTGCGTTGTTACGCACTTCGGGTGAAAAGTCACTCATGTTTAGCCCCAGTTAGTTTTCGTCCTGATCCCACAATAAGACGGATAGCATCAGGACAACAATTGCTATCAGTCCACCGGCACCCACTAATGCAGCGCCGATAAAAGTTATTACTTGAAAGGTGTTCAAGGCGCACCTCTTTCCCGAATCCTAAGTGCTGCCACTTTGTAATAGTTTGACAACTTGTCCTCTGCCGCCATCTCGTCAAGTAACTCGGCACAGGCTTCACGCTCTGCTGCCACAGCTTCACGAACTGCAACACAGGTAGGACGCTGGCAGTCAGCATGACAGGTATGAATGTCCTCTGCAGTCATAGTTTCCTCTGGCAAGTGAAGGCCTGAATATCCACTCTGAAGGCGGCAGCAAACCTGCAATCAGAGGCTATACGGCTTTCAGTTTGAACAGCGCCAATGTAGTAGCTAATGATGGCTAGGATGATGGTGAACACCGACCTAGCCCACCACCGATGAATAGCCTCTACGCCTTGTTTAAAGACTTTGGCGATCATGTCGCGTTCAGAAGGGGCTATCACGCATGGCCTCCTCGAACTCTTGTCTGGCTTTCTCTCTGGCGATCTGGTTATCAGCTTGCAGGACAAACCAAATGGCTTTAGGCCCACAGTCACCATCCCTGTAGGACTGGCGTTGAGAAAAGGCAAATGGGTATTCTTCCTTGCCAGTAACTAGGCTGTACTCAGTGGTTACAGGATTGATGCAACGGTCCTCT